ATGCAGTTCTTGTCATACTTTGCACACCAGTTTGTCCGTGAGAGTACGACGGAATACCTGTTGATTCATCAGCAAGTTGTCTAAACTTATCGAACATCATCATGTTCTCTGTTGCTGTATTTGGAAATTTAAGTCCGTGTACAGCTTGTCCAGGCATACCTGCTTGTCTTCTAAATATTTTACCAGGATACACATCCATTGACTGACCAGCTACAAGAGCTGATTCATCTATGTCAAATACTAGTGACCCTGAAAGAGCAAGGTTATCAATAGCCATCCTTGCATGTCCATTCATAATAGCTTGGGCATCTGACATGTTTTCTGGAACACCGATACCAAAGAAACTATAAGGATTCTTTTCATAAGGAAACGAATGATAAGGTAAACGATAAGGTTTAAATGGATTAACAACCATTCTTAAAACTCTATCATTAGTTACCCAAGCATTAATTTGTAATTCATTTTCTTCTGTAAACTCTTCTGGAATAATCATACCAGATTCTTCAAGTACACTTTTATCTATGATACCCCAATATTCTAAAACTTCAAATCTAGTTAAAGCTTCTGTATTAGAAGTATTTTCACCTAAGTCTAGACTTGATTCAAAACTTCTGTTTTTATAATTAGGACCATCTTCTAGTGTTTCTAATATTGCCCCTTTATTAAAGAATGGTCGGTTCAATAAATTCCTCAGTTGATTTCTATTAAACTTGTGTCGCTGAATTGTGAACTCGCATTCTTCAATATTTTTTGCATTTGGGTCAGGATAAAAATCCCAAAGACTTACATGCTCAACTTTAGGTACTTTTACTTGTTTAGGTTTATATTGTCTACCTTCTTCTTCATTTTTATCATAAACGTGAAGAGTTTTATTAAAAGTAAAAGGGCCTTTAATAATTCCAGTACCGAGAAGTACTGATTCAAATATAGAATTTCTTAACTCACTACCACCATTAGATTCATCAATCTCATCATGAATAAGTCTTTCCATACGACGAGCTGCTATTTGAGCAGGTTTAATCTGTGGCATTTCAGGAAGAGGAGCTGGTCCTTTTTCTAAGTCCGCACCTTCATATTCTTTATTTAGAGATGCTAAAAAATTTTCATTAACATCTTGAAAAGTACTTCCTGGTTCTAAGGTTTTCCCATCCCCTTCAAAACCAAGGGGAGCAGCATCGGGTGTTGGGGCAGGAGTCTCACTTGAATCACCCATTCCCATATCCAAGTTGCCTTCGATAGATGGAGTAGGTTGTTGAAGACCGTCACCTAGTTGTTCCCTTAATGGATTGAGGTGAGCAAAAGTTGCTATACCCTCTGGTATCTTGGTTTCTTCCACAGAGATGGGAAACTTGTTTGCAGAAAATAAAACATCAGTAATTTGTCCATAAGCTGCTAATACTTTAGTCTTTGTTACTTTTACAAAAACTCTTGATTTTTCGTGGTCTCTAAACTTAACATTTTTATAGTATTGTCCACGATAGTTATGATAAGCTTCTAACCATCTATCCTCATCACTTTTACGAGATGATTCAGCATCAGAAAATTTTGTATAGATATAAGCAGAAAGCTTAGATTTCTCTTGCTCTTTAGCTATTTCTTCTACACTTTTCTCTTGTATATTTTCAGTATTATTAATATCGTTAACCATGTATCCCCATATATATATGTTTCTTGTAAGTATCTATAAAATATCGTACTTTCTATTATACAGTCATTTTAACTACTTGTCAAGTATTTTTTTATTTAAATATGATAATAACCACTTATTATCCCTAAATACTTGTATTAAATAGTTAGAAAGACTATTAACCACTACTTCTTCATCATTATCTGAGGATAGTGGTTGACCATCAGTATTAAGAGATGAGATATAAACACACCCATGTAGTATCTCATGAATCAATGTATTAGCCTCATCAATATCAGAAAGTCCAGGCTGTATCTCAATTATATTTTCTCTATGAGTATATTGACCATAACAACCTTCCATATTAGATTTTTTAAATTGAGGAGCTTGTTCCTTAACTTCTATATCTGCAAATCCTATTTTAATTATTTTACCGTCTATCTCGTTTTTCTTATTTGTCTTTGACATCTGAATATAAATACTCCTTCTTTGATTGTCTAAAATTATTTGATTTACTAGTATCTATATCATCGGAAGGTTGACGACACCAATCTCTAAAACTTCCTTCAGCTCCACTACTTAAGTTAGTTAGAGCTGGAGCTGAGAATATTCTTTCAATACTACGTTTCTTTTTATATTTAAGAAATTCTTCATAAGTCAGAACAATATTATATATCTCGTTTGTCTTTTTATTTCTAAAGGTATAGGTCGGCATATTTATAAAATTAATTTAATAACCCAATAGCTCATACCTATACATACTGATAGTACTACTATTACTCCTGCATAAGTATATATTGTTTTCATATATTCTAATATCCAAATGTTGGGTCAGAAGGCGTGAATCTTTTTATCTCACCCATTTCTCTATAGGCACTAGGCATTCTTGGTCTAGACATAATTAAATATCTAAGAGCATCATAAGCATGGTCTGATGCTTTTGTATCAACATCCTCTGGTCTATTAGTATCAACAGGAATACTTTGTAGTTCTCTAATTAAATTTACACAGTTAGACATAATTTGTAACTTTGGTCTTCCTGTGTCTTTACTTTGTTTAAGTTTTTCGTGTATTTGTATTTTACCTTGAATTCTATTTTTATCTGCTGGTCTAAGTTTATGTCCACCTTTTACTAAAGTTTCTCCAACTGTAGGGCCACCAACTCCTGTACGATTCCAAGCTGCACCATCAAGAACTCCTTGTATACTTCGTCGTTCATCTTGTTCCATTTCAGTTATTAAAGATGCAAGGTCTGCACCTGTTAAACCTTTTTGATAAAGTTCTCTATAAACAATAATTGTATCATCTTCTGGGTCTATCGTTGCCCATACACAACAAGACTCAGCTGCATAACCATAGTCAATTCCTTTATGACGAGTCCAATGATATGGGATTGCAAATGGTGGTATGATATGTTTTTCAGAATCAAACTCTGCAAAGGCTGCACCTTCGCTAACATCCCAGTTACCTTCCATTAATTGTTTTCTTTGTACTGGAGGAAGAGATGATAACATCTGTTCGTATCTACCATCTTCTGCAAGATATGGATTATCATTAAGTCTTGCAGGAATAAACTTACGAGTTAGTCCATCATTACCTTCAAAGCTTTCATTAGGTGGTGATGGGTCAAGATATCTCTTCTTAACCCAATGTCCTCCAACGCCTCCAGGGTTTGCAGTACACCGAATATAAGTTTTGATTTCTGAATCGGTTGTTCTTAATCGTGATTGCAAATACTGAAGGGGGAACTCTGTAGGATATTGAGTCAACTCATCTATCCCTATCCAACTGTAGGCTTGTCCTTGATATCTATATACATCGGCATCTCTGTCAAGGTATCCAAACTCAAGCATAGCCCCACTTGGGAATCTCCAAATTTTTTCTACTTCTCTAAACTTAGCACCAACAAAAGCTTTTGGGTAAAGCTCTCTTGATTTATCTATAAGTTCTCTTAACTCTGGCATAGAACGTCTGAGCAATAAAGCTCTGTGTGCTGGTCTATGCATAAATCTTAATGGGTCAACTAACATAGCGTAAGACTTACCACCACCAGCTGCACCACCATATAACACATCTTGTTCAGCCGCAGCTAAGAAATCTGTTTGTGGGCCTTTGTTAGGTCTGAAAACAATTGATTCTTTATTCTCTTCTATAAACTCTTTTATCGTGGTAGGTAAATTTTCTTTATAAGCAGACTCTGTTAATACTGGAGCTGTCAGTGCTTCCTTTGTATTTTTTAACTTACCTCGTTCTTTACTAAGCTTAAGACTTAATTTTTCAATCTTTTTCTTTTTAGCCTTTAGTTCTCTAGCTGTCTTTAATCTAGCTTGATGTTCTCTAGTTAAAGTTCTAGTACTTGTTGAACCCTTTGGTCGCCCACCTTTTTTCTTTTCTAATTTAATATCTTCCATTCAACAACAATCGTTCCCTTTACCTATATATTCCCCGTGTACATTCCTTTTGAACTTCTCTAATCTTTTATGTCTCTCATCTCTTTGTCTAAAAGATTCCTGCATACTTAATTCCCACAGTTTATTTTCTTCCTTCCAATAATCATCAAAGTTTATATCGTAATTCTTTTTTAACTCTCTATATCTCATCCTTTACCTATCCAATAACAAAATAAAAGAATAGCTATTAATATGTAAACTTCTAATGAACTACTACCAGACATATCTTTTTTAAATATAGTATTAAAAAATTTTTTTATCATCTCTTTCTCTCTCTCTTATATTTGTTTGGCTAGTAAACTTTTCTTTCTTTCTTTATCTACTATTTTCTTTAGCCCAACTGCAGATATACTTCGTCCTGTCTTATAGTGAAGTTGTTCAGCAGCTCCACGAAGTGAAAGAGCACCAATCTTTATATGTTCTTTTGTTTCTTCAAGAGCACTGAGCTGTTCAGGTATTGGTTCCATAAAACCATCCATATCTTCTGATTGTTTATAACCAAAGGGAATAGTAGAACTTGTCTTTCTTTTATAAGTAACTTTACTCACCTCACGTTATTCCTTGTCCATCATTGGTGCTGTAATTATTGGTTCAAGTTCATCTTGTAATTTTTCAGAAGGAGTCTTTTCCCCGTCGTCGTCGTCCTCGTCTTTTATTTCCTCGTACTCAGCATCCTTTGCATCTATAACTACCTCTTCTTTATCAGGTAAAAGAAAAATACCACCACCCATACTATGAGTAACATCAACTCTTTCTCTTTTGCTAATGCCGACTCTATCCAAAAGAGTCTGAGCCGCCTGTAACTTAGCACCTACTTGAGGAATTGGTGCGTCACTATCAAGTACATCCACTAATTTGGCTGCCGCCTTCGGAGCACTATGGGCTAATATAGTATTTGCTACATCAACTATCTCTTCCTTTAGGGAATCAAGTACCATATAATAAGACGTAGGCTCGTAACCTGCCACTACAAGAGCTTGTTTCGCATCACCACGAGCTTCACCAGCTAGAGCA